AGGATCTGATTGTCGGCTGCCTGGACGAGCCCTTTTGCCTCTGCTAGTACTGCCTCCTGAAGAATATTTGTATATTCTTCAAAAGCCTCGGCGAAAGCCTTTTCGTCGTTTTTCTCAATTGCTTCTCTTAACTGATTAGCTATTTCAGCTTTTTTCTGTTGTAAAATATCAAGATTTTTCATATTCAAATCTACTCCTTTCTTAATATCGCATTAAAAAATTTTTGAAGTTTATTGTCTTCCGGAACAGGTTCCGGGTTTTTCTGTTCATTGTTAACATCCATTTTTTCTTTAAGGATTTTTAATTCTTCAAACATTTCATTGATTTTCTCCTCAGGGAAATTAACAGTTATTGCTGCCGCCGGAGTCTTTTTATTGTTTTTAAGCAAATTAAAAAGCGCCTTTCTGGCGCTTGCAGCAGCTTTCTCAGATGCTGTATCTCCTATTATTGACGTGGCAAAGCCATATTCCAGAGCCTCAGAGGGAAGAATCCATGTTTCTTCATCGAGTAGTTTCTTTATTTCCTCCTCTGAAATGGTTGCCCTGCTCTTATATGCCTCGATGGATGCCTCGGTGATTTTGTCCAAGTCGTCAGCTTGCTTTCTGAAATCATTTGCGTTTCCGCAAGCGCATGTCCACGCNTTGTGGATGAACAGCAGTGATGCACTGTTCATTATCCGCTCATCTCCGGCCATAAAAATAACGGATGCTATGCTGCAGGCAAATCCATCAACAATGGTCCTGACTTTCGCTTTATGGTTCCGGAGTAGGTTATAAATCGCAAGGCCTTCTGCNACTTCGCCNCCATAGGAGTTAATNTGAACATTGATGACCTCTATGTCCGGATCTAACATCTGCAACTCCTTTGACAATGTGTAGCTGGANACATCATTCTCATACCACTCCCATGATGTAATGTCGCCAAATATGTATATATCAGCCTCCTTTCCGTTGGTTTCCAGTGCATAGTATTTATTCTTCACCGTTCTCACCTCCCTCCAGCGCCTTTAAAGCGTTTTCTATTGTCTCATAATTCTTGGTTATGAAGTGCTGATTTGCCCATGGCTCGTCAATCGGCTCATCTCCCACGGCTTTGCGTATGTCATTAATGCAGAAGGCACCACTGCCAATGAGCTTGTCAATGGCCGTCGCAACACTTAGCAGGTCAACATGCTTAATACTCTTCGTATCAATCTTCAAATACGTACCCTGGCTAAAACCAGAGTATCCATTTCTCTTGCGGTTGATTTCTTCCTGTAACATGTCCACCAGAGGATCAACACAGAAGGTTAGTAGTTGCTCGATAGCTTTTGATGTATCCTGCACATCTCCACGAAGCAGTGCCGGCGGAACACCAAAGGCCCGGGCCGTAAAATCGAAGATGTCGTCAATCTGCGCCCTGATGTCTCTTGTGCTTTCGTTGGTGTATGTCTTATGCTGCAGCTCCTTCCATTCCTGACCGCGTCCGAGAGGCAGCGCGGCATTGTCGCCTTCCATCCACTGCTTAATCTTTTTATTTATGAGCGCATCAAATGCCTCACGTTCGGGTGTGCCTGCAACAGGCAGGGTGTCATACTTAAATATGCCCTTTGTTCCCCTAGACCGCTGATAAGCTTTCATGCTGTAAGCGATCAGTTTGGAGTAACTTTCATACAAGCCATTGACCAGGTTACGGATGTTTGCCTCGTTCAGCCGGTAATAAAGCACTTCAGACTGTGTAAATGGCCGGTCGAAAGTAAAGTCTGCGATATTGACCTGCGAAAATACATCATCATACAGAGCATAGGGTTTCCTGACAAAACTATCTGCCACAAGAAGCTGCCCATTCTGTTCGATAACAAGACATTCATTGTTGCGATAAAGCTGCGCAATCAGCTTGTGGAGAAATGCGCTGGAGTTCTGATTTTTGTTCGGCTCAATATTCCAGAGGTAATACTCCCGGCCCTTGACTTCCTCACCGTTTAAAAATGTTTTGAATTCGCACTTGCTCACAGCATTCGCAACCAGGTTAACTGCGCTCCAAAATGCCATTTCGCGAATGTAGATATCGAAAACCAGTGAGGCGTATTCATCTTCGTCAAATCTGAAATTGGTTGGCACTGGCTTTCCGCCGAACTTGTCTATCAGCCATGTGATTATACTCAANATCTCACCTTCTTTCTATGCTGTGATTACCGGCAGGTCATCATATGTACTCTGTCNGTCATCNAGCCGATCTTCGATCACCATGCTGGCGACAAGCGCCATGAACGGATCGGTCTTTCGGCTTTTACCCTCGATCTTTGCGTAGTAATAGTTGCCGGTGTCGGTTCCTTCCTTTTTGCCGGACCGGACCAACTTTGTATTATTGGTCGCCCAGCGGAGCGGAGCATTATCTCCCCATGTAAAAAGCTGCTTATTAAAGCAGCTGTCGATAACCGGTTGGACTTTCATAATATCTGATGGCCGGACAAGGTACAGATTCTTCCGCTCCTTCGGATCAAAGCCTATTTTTTCAAGAGCGTCTCTCATTAGCGCATAGCGGAAATTGTCAATCGCTATAGCCTTAATGTTGTATTTCTGCCCTTCTTTGAGTATGTATTCTGTCAACAACTCAGGGGCAATTTCCACAGCATCTACAGGTACACATTCTGGCCAATCACGCCATGGAGCCTTGACTCTTTCGAGTTCCGGGTTCTGTGTGCACACCCAATACCGACCGAAGTCATACCGCTGATCACCTTTTTTAAAATGGAAATTCACAGCTGCCCAGTCACGTAACGAGGCATAGTCGATACCGACCGTACAGCTCCATCCTGTCAGATCTGGCAATGGCCTGTTTGTTGCCGCAATATTATCCCATTCGGTAACCTGTAGCTCCCTATTGCCTTTAGGCCAGTTCATGCGCTTGGTGTAAAATTCTTCTTCTTTGGCCGGAGTGTATTTCATCTCGATGAAATGCTGCTCCATCTCTAGCTTGAGTANNTCCAGATACTTTAGAGATGGATTGGCTTTGTGCCACATCTGCGGGTCCAGAGCTTCCTTCTCGTCATCAATCCTGTATAAAAGCGGCAGCCAGCGAAGGTTTTTAATGGTTCCGTTCAGTATGTCCTCTGCGATGGCCAGCATATCATCCAGAACACCTTCACGAACGTTGCCTTGTGTGGTAATATAAAAAGCTCTGGAATGTTTTCTTTTGCCAAAGCCTGAAGTAAATACCTTTATGTTATCGTATGATTCATATCCATGTACTTCATCAAATATCAGGCATCCAGTTCTCTTGCTGTCTTTTGTCTTAGCGTTGCTGGTGTTATATTTGATGTATGACTTCGTGANGAGGTTTACGATTTTCTCCTTGCTTTTGTAAAAAAATTTCTTAGACTTCGTCCAAGTGCGCTCAAGGGTTTCGTAAATATCCTCAAATGACGTTTTCGCTTGATCCTCCGCATTAGCCACTATATCAACATTATAGCCCTTGATACCATGATAGTGCGTGGTCAGATACCATGCGATAGGGCTTATAAACCCATTTTTACCATTGCCGCGCCCCATCATTATAAATATCGTGGAAAATACTACTGTANCATCGGACTTATAGTAGCAATGNATCAGGGCCGTTACAAAGAGTTCCCAGTCAAACAGTTTTATTTCAAAGTACCGTTCCATGAGTTCAACGGCCTTGTCTATTTTCTCAACGTCGATAAATACGTCCGGATCATCAAGTTTTTCCTCGATATAATCCAGCGCCAAAAGAATGTCTTTACCAACGATATTTTTACCGCTGCGGCAGTCATCTATATACTGGTCAATATATGGATGGTAGTCTCGCCTCCTACATTTCCATGTCGTCGTCATCCGGATCACCGCCCTGGGATGGCTTGATTCCGAGTGCATCCAGGAGCTTCAGCATCTGCTGATTCACTTTTATAAGTTGCTCAACACTATCATTCTTTTTATATCCCCATTGGTTCTCGCCGTTCTGGTATTTAACTGTTACACCCCGCTCTTTAATGTCGGTTATTAATTTCTTTTTAGTATCCCATAGCTCCATATA